AATTTATTCTCTTTAGGAAACAAGTCACCTAAATCCATACCGACTGACGTTACTATTTCCTGAACAGAACATCCAGCAAAACACTTGAGCAGAATGCGTCCATCGTCAAGTGCCGTGATTGCTAGGCTAGGACTACGATCAGCGTGAGCAGGACAGCAAGCAGTCCATCGGCCTTTAGAGCCTTTAACTTTCTCTAGGCGGTTAAGTAGATTCCCGATCATAGTACGCGCCTTCCAATATTATTTTCTGTAGTTTGAGCAGTATTTTTTATCCATCCAGACTTAAATCCAGCCCATCCATTAACTATCATTGTTTCCATTGCTTGAGCCAAACTCATGTTGGCTTTACTTGCTTCTGATCTTATATTTTTAATAACAAGCTCTGTCACTACTGCTTTCTTGCGTTTTCTGTGTTCTTTAAACTCAACCCAGAGTTCTTCAGAAATATCATCAGGACGCTCAAGCGTCTTATTAGTTTTTATATTGGTTATTGGTTTATGGTTATTGGTTAGTTGAACATCCGTTAAACGGGCGTTAGACCGACGTTCAGCAGATGCTTTACCAGCCCTAGATGCTTGCTCAATTTTCCCTCTGTAATGAGCTATTTCTTTGTCTGCTCTAACGTTAATCCAGCCATCATCAGTTAGCGTAAAAAACTCCTCCAAAACAGACTTAACCTCGATTTCATACTCGCGCATATTGATCTGACGAGCAACTGATGTTGAACCGGAGTTCAACGGACGTTCATGGAGATAATAAAGATCAAGCAACCTTCGATAAGCTATATCTTCAATTGCGGTAAGGTGACGGGTATGACTAGCGTAATCGCCAATGTTGAATTGGTAGTAGTGCATATCTTGCCTTTCTCATGAGGCGGTCAGCCTCGGCAATCTCACAATAGGTGGGTCAGGCAGGACGGTGAGAAATCGTCTTTTCGGGTTGCACTCCCTAGCCATTCCCTTTGAACTATACCTTAACGTTTCTTAAAGTGCAAATCCTGCAATATTCGCTATTTTCAAACTGCTTATTGCTACGGCTACGCTTGCAACCTTGGCAAATCCTAGTACCGAAATAGCTTGATTTCGCTGAGTTTGCTGGTACAGGTTTTGAAGGAACGCTGTTCAATTGGTTGACCTCTGGGCGACAATTTGGGCAAGAAGGTTTGCAATGGCTTCCACTGCAAGGCTGGTGCTGGCTCATTATCTTCTTTCATAGCTTGTGACCCCGTATTATCCTGCATTTCTGTCTATCCTCATGGCTAAAGTCAGGACTAATCTCAGCCACCATACAAGGCAGCTTTGGTGGCATATTATGCACTTTAATAGCCCAATGAATAGCTAATGCCCCACAAATGAACCAAAACACAATTATTAACTTTTCAGCAACTTTCATAATCTCCTCCTATAATTAAGCTGCCCATAGATATTGCCCATGTAGAATATTATTGTCAATTGATATTATCTATTAGCAACAGATAACTAATAGAAATAATTTTACACACAGTCATCATTTTTAGGTATAGTTCACTCACCGCAACACAGCGGCTACTAGGAGGCTAATATGAATAAATATGAATTGCAATATTATTACCTTAACGAAATACAAACAGGTCATCCAGACGATTTCTTGTGTGACCTAGAAGATCACGTAATCGCTGAGGAATTTAGCAATATTCTCTACATCTGGTCTAAGTATCGTTTTGATGCAGATAAGCTGCGCCAACACATGAGCAATGAAATAGCTGCAATGATATGCAGAGCAACCAAATCTGCTCCTGACGTTGAGTTGACTAGCCAAGATTACCGTGATTATGCTGAAGAACTGCGAGGCAAATAATGGAAAATCCGATTATCAGTGACGTTAGGACACAAGCCTTAAAAAAAGGCCTTGCAGATGGCATGGAAATTTGCCGCAAAATGCTGTGTAAATCACTAGGTAAAGAATTTGATTCCTTTGGATCTGCACTAGGCCATCTGGATATGATGATTATTGAAATGGAAAGGGCGAAGCGTGAACAAACTACTATCGACGAATGACTGGTTTGCTAGACATCCTGTTTTATGTAGTGCAATAATAATCGTTCTTTACATTGTTTCTTGTTCAATATGAGTAAATCAATACTAGATCCATCGTTTAAATATGTTACTGCGTCTAATACAAACATTGCCAAGACGTTTGCAAAGATTCGTAAGGAGCAGCAAGCTAAAGTTAAGCCGGTACAGCCTGTTCAGGAAGTTCGGGAATTCAATATTGTGCAGTATAAAAAATTCAATAAAGGGTAAATAATATGGCTCAATATGAAGTGTACGCAAAGCTGCAAAAAGCTAGGATTAAACTACAGCAGTCAGCGATTAAGAAGTCAGGACACAATAAGTTTGCAGGTTATCAGTATTTCGAGCTTGGGGATTTTCTTCCTACCATTAACGAGATATTCAATGAACTTGGACTCTGCTCAGTCATCAGCTTTGATAAAGAGTTGGCTACTCTGCGTATTATCGATACTGATAACGGTGGGTCTATTACATTTACTAGCCCGATGGCTGATGCAAACCTGAAGGGCTGTCATCCGATCCAGAACCTCGGAGCAGTAGAAACTTATTCCCGAAGATACCTTTACGTTACAGCACTAGAGATTGTCGAACACGATGCGCTAGACGCTACAACTGGCTCAGATGCTCCTAAGTCAGCCAAGCCTATTACTAAAGACGTATTTGATAATCTTGCAGAAGAAGATCAAGAGCGTCTTAGGAGTTTTGCGGCTAATGTAAAAACATACATTAACCAAAACAAACTCGAAGATGCGGTTTTGTACAAGAAATCTCTTGAATTGGATGCGGACTCTGACACTGCATTTTGGAGTTTGTTTGACTCTAAAGAAAGATCAGCTTTAAAACAAGCTAATAAGGCACTTGAAAGCAAATCAACTTAATAGGAAAAATATGAGCAATTTCGACAATACAAATAGAGGGATTTTGTCCAAGAACCTGAACAAGACCGCTGATAATCATCCAGAGTATTCAGGCTCTCTTAACGTAGATGGCACTGATTACTGGCTATCAGCATGGATTAAAGAATCTAGCAAAGACGGTAAGAAGTTTTTTAGCCTGTCAGTTAAGCCTAAAGACGCACCTAAAGCTAAACCAATTCCGGAAGAAGATCCTAACGATCCGATTCCGTTCTGATCTACGGAGAGAAAGCAAGCTGGCAGGAGACTTTGGTCGGTTCACTCCTTCTTGTGAGTATCTCCACCTTTATGGGGAAAGCGGATGCTGTGAAATGGGTAGCTGGAATCTAATCACTGCCAGCCACAGACGCAGCGAGTACCCACCTAATACGCCAAGCCGGTAGTGGCGGGTAACACCGGCAGCAGGGGCTAGATCCTCCTTTGATGCAGTCTCCGACATCTAGTGACCCTGCACCAAGACGCATGACCATTGCTGGACGCGAAAGCGCAAAGCGGACTAACCCAGAACCGGGAAGCCATAGGATTCTAGATTGCTATGGTAGGACGATGGGAAAAGAGCAGTGGTCAGCCGTGTTGGTGTCAGTGAATAGCTGGCAGTGGCATATCGCACACGGGCAATAGGGAATAGCTGTCACCAACAACCTTAACTACAGGAGAAACCAGTGATTCTTGATGAACTGCAAAAACGCTTTGATATTCCTAATGATCGTCAGCTATCCATTAAGCTAGGAGTAGCTGCTCCAGTTCTTAGCCGACTGCGTAACGGTAAGGCTAAAGTCTCAGCAGAGATGATGATCGCTATCCATGAAGTCTTTGGACTGCCAATCGCTGAGATTAAGGAATTGGCTAAATGAGTTGGAATATCGCAGAACTAGATGTAATCCGCTGGGCAGAAGCTAGAGGAATCATAGCTAACTCAGACTCCAAAACACAATTACTAAAAGCAGTCTCAGAGATGGGAGAGTTATCCGATGCTATTATTAAACGGGATCGACCTGCTATTGTTGATGGCATTGGTGATGTGCTTGTTTGTCTTATTGTGGTGGGGGCTTTAGAAGACCTAGACCTAACGAAGTGTCTGCAATCCGCTTATAACGAGATTAAAGACCGTAAAGGCTACCTCAATAAAGATGGGGTCTTCGTAAAGGATGAGTGACTCAATTAACCCACAACATTACCAAGATGGTGGTATCCAAACCATCGACTTTATCGAGGCTAAAGGACTTAATTTCCACCTTGGCAATGTCGTTAAATACATCTCTAGGGCAGGTAAAAAAGGCAATAAATTAGAGGATCTACTCAAGGCTCAATGGTACTTAAACCGCGAAATAGAAAGAGTTTCTAATGGCTAGACCTCGTAAGAATCCAGACGATCCTAAGTGGAATGCTCAAAATATTGAACATAATGTGCATATAGAGCCAAATAATGCACATAAATCTAAACAAAAGCCAGATGAATGGATACTGCTGTTTTCATCAGCATTTGGAGGCTTAGTTTCTAGAGGCGGTATGTCTATGGATCAAGCCATTAAAACAGCATCACAATACGCTGATGAGGCTTATACAGCTATTACCTCACCCCTAAAGTAAACCAGACCTTCATCTTCGTTAAGGACTTGGCACAGTTCTGGTGGCATTAACTGGCCTTCATTAAAGGTAAGCACTGCAAAGCCAGACCTGTGATTCTTAGGATTATCCTCAGAATACTCAAACTGACCACCATTAACGTCACACAGCGTACCTGTATCTACACCGTATCTATCCCCACGATAATCAGACCAAGGCGTAACTTTAAGGGAATGTAGGTGTCCGGTTACGATGCTAATACCAGCTTTGATCGTATTGTTGTAGACCGCATGGATGCCATTATGATAACGATGCTTAATCATTGTGGTGTTATTGACCATAATGCTGGTTGAGAACTTCCAACGAGGAAAATGGTCTGTCAGATTCATGCCTTCAACGCCTCGCCAAGTATCCCCTACCTGAGCCGCTAAACGGGCGTTAAAGCGCATATCATGGTTACCCCATGTCCAATGTAGGGCAGAGCCTTTTGCGGCCTTCTCGACCTCATTTAGACGCTCCTGACAGGCTTCTAGCTCCTGTTTTACGGTAGGAGTAGATCCCCAGCCTGAGACTGGATGACGGGAGATGCTAGCTCCGTCGAATACATCGCCATTCATAACGACCATCTTTGGTTTTAGTTGCTTGATGATCTTTACGAATGCACGGTGAGCAGTACTTATAATTCCGGGCCAGTAATGACAGTCAGACGCTACAACGATGATGCCATTCTGTAACTCTACGTTAACCCTAATATTGTTCTCAGGATACCGAACCTTAAAATCAGGGCTTTTACTGCTAATCCCAACTAAAACAATACCGTTTTTTTCCTCAATCTTCCTACGCCTAGATTGAACATTCCTCTCAGATATTTTTAGTATTTTTGCTAATTCAGTAACAGACCCATATTTATTCCACAAAGCAATAAATTCTTGCTCTGTGCAAGATTGTTTTCGCATGATCCCCTCTAATTAGAAAAACGATGGAATTCTCCGCACCAGTCATCCCTTGCTGCTACTGGGAAAGTGCTATCAAAATCGCTATCGCCCATATTGATTAGAACTGGTGGATAGCGTCTGCATAGCCCAAGATCTTCTTTAGGCTCAATGTCAAAGAATGAACAAGACTGACAAGCTGGCATACAGTCCGCAGGTAGCTTCTTAGCCATTAGGATTTATTGCCTTTGTACTCAGGTTCAACTGGCAACAATTCAAATGAATCAACATGCCAAGTTCTATTTTCGCCAGTTTCAAAGACTACTAGGATTGCATTACTTCTTCGTGTCCAGCAGAAGCGGATATAAGAATCCTTGCCAAAGGCATAGCCATCATTCATTCCTCTAGCACCACAATACTGGTCTCTAGTCGTTATTACCGTCCAGCCACCGGCATTGTTCTGGAAACCTGCTGCTTCTTCTGCAAAACTATAACAACTAATTAGCGATAAGACAACAGCAAGTTTCTTCATGCTAGCCTCCTAAATAAAGGGCTCTTTCATCGTTTCGCCTCTTTACAAGGCCGGGTAAAACTTTTCCACCACCTTTTGTGTACTTCAGGAATTCCTTAGAAGCACCCTCATAGTCACCTCGATTATGCTTCTGTCTAAGGGTACTTCTCTGCAAGGCTCCTAACCCTACATTAAAGGCAAAGCTGACCAGCGCATCCAACTGTCCTTGACTAGCAATAACAGGACAATAACGGGATACGCCTCGTATAAACCGAGCAAGATCGGCCTTAAGAATCTCATCGACTTCCTCTTTAGAAAAAATACGGAAATGCTCTATCTTTAACGGGAAATTCATCCGTTCAGCCATTTTCAGATTACCCTGCTCTGGGTACAGAACATGACCGACACCAATAGTCCACAAGGCAGCAGGACAGCGGTAAGGCTTATACCTTACTCCCTCGTGTTTCTTGAGCATTAGTAGGGCTTTGTCGCTAATCATTTGCCAAATGCCCGACCACCGAAATGGAACGCTATGATCGAAGCAAACAGAGCCTGAGTCTCATCATCCCAAAGCTGGTTCGCCATCTCGTTAAAGGAAACACCTGATTCAAAGCCTTTGTAAGCCAGAACCGCATCCAAAGCACACAGAAGGCCAAAGAAGCCATAGGTAATCACAGGACGTACCGAAGCCCTCAGATTCTTCATCCACTGGCTAGTACCCTCACTGAGCTTCATATCGTGAGCATAAATAGACTGTAGTTCAGCCTGTTGAGCATTGATTAGAGCCACTCTCTCATCAGAGGCAGACTGTACCTTGATCTCGTCTAGCTTGACTTCCTCAATACGCTGTTGAGCAGCAAAGCCCTCTTTAGCCAATGCCAACTCACGCTCAGTCTGCATTCTGGCTAGTTCTAATTCATGCTTCTTGTCAGACTTGTCCTGAAAGAAGTCTAGTATCTTGGGCAAACCACCCATTAAGAACGATGTAAAAGTAGATAGTAAAGTAAGCATTAGCCCCCCAAAGTAAACATCCAAACAATACCGATAATTATCAGTATAGAAACAATAGCACCTATCGATACAGCAATCATGTCTTGTATAAATTGAATCTTCTTGGCTTTTTCTCGTCTAGCAGCCATCTCCAAAGCCTTGAGATGCAGCTTATGGTCTACTTCTCTTTGCCGACGATCTGCCCTAAGTTTCTCTAGCCGACCCATAAACTCGTCGTACAAACCGGGCTCCTGAAACTGGTAGATAAACATCTCTTTAAGGTCTTTGTAGAACTGCTTTAGCTGCCTCTCAGCAACCATCATTTCAATGACTACCTCAAAGTCATTGCGGCTATCCTCTGCTGGTGGATTCTCTTGGAGTTCTTTAGCATGAGCTATGCCTTCTTCTGCCTTGCCAGCAGACGAAAAAAAACTGGTAAGCGCCCCTAATGATTCATGAGCAGACTTACCAGCCTCAGCGCATTCTCTGATCTCGTCAAACGCTTCTTTAGCAACATCAAAAGCAGCCTTAGCCCCTTTGATTACCATCAGGGCTGTGGCTACTTCTATCATTTTGGCAATGTACCGTTACCAGCCATCCAGAACATTAGACCTAATGCAGCAGCACCTACTATCCAGAATATCTTTTTAACGACAGAACGACCAACTTCTTCATAGATTTTCTTAAAAGCTACTTCTGCGGCACGTTCCGCTATAGCTTCAATCTGGTCATCAGAGAGAGGCATCTTTTCCATAGGTCACTCGTAAAGGATATTGATTGATCCGGCAGCAAAAGTATTAGTACCTGTTGTTAATACTAAAATTTGATTTAGTGAATCAGATAAAGTTTTAGTCCCACCACCGTTGCTAATATCAGTTAAACCTAACCTAGTATAATGGCTAGATACCCAAACATTTCCACTTACATTTGTTAACACCATATGCCCAGAAGCAGCCAAAGATGATGAAGCCAAACGCATTATGAATCCAGATGTTGAGTTACTTACCGCTGTTCCATTTGCGTTATTGTAATTACCGCTAGATGAAACATAACCTGTTGTTTCTACGCCGCCAGTATCACCAAGTTGAACTAATAGATTATCGGTTCCGCTTAGGCTAACACCAGAAAACATAATAGTTATTCGTTTTACCCAAGACGGAATACTTGTATATGGGACGGTTGTGCCTGACGTAGTTGTAGTGACCGCACCACGTTGAATACCATCATACACAGCACCACTGTTTGTTGTAACACCTGCGCTACCGTTAATGATTACTGACATGACAGCCCCCTCAGTTCATCTAATGTCGTGCAAGTGTCCACCAGCTTAGTGACGTCACGCAGACGTTGTTTCTCAGCCACAATCGCAGCCGTATCGCTACCAGACTCCAGCGCACGTTGGAATGCGACATCTTGAGCGGCTAAGAGCGGGGCACGTTCAGCGCGAAGCCGGTCTTTGGTAATCGCTTGCGCTTTAGCGAAGTCAATCGTAATCATTCAGTCACCTCAGTAAAGTCAGCAGTCCAAGCATTACGGAATGTACGGTCAGCAGGAATGTCAGCAGCGTCAACGATCTTGTAAGGCTTACCAGCAGGAATATCTTTCATCGCCGCTTCAACCGATTCCGCTGGGATGATGATAACAACGCCGCCGTTATCTGATGGGTAAATTATGCGTGAGTTCATTGGTTGTCCTTTAGCGGAATACTGCGGAGTAAATATTTGCCATGTCAACGCCAACGTTTGAGCTTGTTGATTTAGCAGTTATTCTTACAGCGGTGGTGCTTTGTGTTGTTGGCGCTGCCGTATCTGAAGAAGCGTCAACTTGTAAAGTTCTACCAAATGTTGTTGCTGTAGTTAAATTGATTACATAATTCGCATCCGGCATCGCATTCGTAAAGTTCACCGTATAGTCACCCGTACCGTTATCCGTAATTGAACTCACATTAAACGACGCGCGAATAGCGACAGTGCCTGTACCGTTAAAGTTCACCCATGCACGACAGAACGTACCAATTTGCGTACCTGCGCTATCTTGAATAGTTGGCGGCGTGTTAGCCACACCGTTCTTTAGCACCAGCGTGCTTGTCGACGCGGCTTCTAGTTGATCTGCTACGATAGTTCCAGCCATGATGTCCTCTTATTCGTAGAGAATGTTTACTGAACCAGCATCAAACTGCTGCGTTCCGTCGATGTAAAGGCGAACACTGGTCAACGTGTCAGACAGTGTTTTTGCGCCTGAGCCAAAGAATGTTCTAGCGCTTCCAGAATCATTTAAATTGACAGACATCACCCAAACATTGCTGCCTAAAGTGGCGATAGTCATTATTCCGTTATACGAAGCGCCAGCACTACCGAAAGTCCCTGCCAAAAATCCTGTGCTTGAGTTTGATGTTGCCGCTGTTGTATTGACTATGTAAGTCATGCTTGAGCCATACCCGGTAGTCTCATAGCCGCCAGAATCCCCAAGTTGCACAAGAAGCGTTCCGGTGCTATTTGGGCTTACGCCGTTAAACATCAGGGTAATACGCTTAACCCAAGACGGTATGTTGGTAAAGTCAGGCGCGGTCTGGTTGGTCAGCGTAATCGTTGTACCCGACACAATCGGCGCTAACGTGCCCGTGGTAGCCACCAACGTCTGCGTATTACTGCCAGATATAGCAGGAGCAGACACCGTAATCGAGCCGCTGGTATCGCCTGAGAGAACTAAACTTGCCATAAATTACCCCTTAAACTATGACCCAACGGCTACCCGTCGGCAGAGTTACTGTTACACCAGTTGCAATAGTAATATCACCAGCAGACATAGCGTTCTTGTTAGCCGTTATTGTATAGTTAACAGTGACATTTTGGCTATTTTCCACGAATACAGTATCACCACCGCCACCTGTAGCACCACCACCTAACTGACCCCATGCAGTACCGTTATAACCCTCAAACTGGGAATTGCTAGAATTGTAACGAATCTGACCTGTAGCGGCAGTAGGACGTTGAGCCGTTGTTCCAACAGGTACGCCAATAGCGCCAGTAGATGAAAAGGCAAGTCCGTTAGGCGTAGCTACAGTAGCCGAGTTAATAGTCAGGCTAGAAGTTGATGCACTACCTAAAACAACGCCATTAGAAAAAGTTGTAGTAGAACCTGATACAACAACGTTACCAGTAACAGATAAGTTACCACCTACAGTAAAGTTATCCCCATCAGTACCAGACTGCATATCCTTTAGCTGCGCCATAAGCTCACGGATAGCATTGTTAATACCACTAGGAGC